CTTGATGCAATCGTGGCGGGTAAGTTTAATAATAATCTAAGTGAGTTAGATAAATCATCAGGAGCTAAAACAGCCTTGAATGGCAAAAGTACTGAAGAAGAAATCAAAAGTATTATGGAAGACTAATGGCAGAAACAGAATTTACAAAAGAGGAAATTCTTCAGCAGTTAAATGAACTTGATCACGAAGAGTCAGTCAATCTTCGTGAGAAGTTTCAAAGACATTTTGACGGATTTTGGGAATTTCAGAAGTATATGGATAGTTCTACAAAATCTGGATATCGTGACGAGCAGATTGATGTTAAGTTAGTTGCTTATGGAATGTATCTTGTAATTTGGGGATATGTAACGAAGCTTGTTTTATCAATGCCACGTAGGAGAAGGAAGTCTCATGCGGTGAATGATGCAGTAAAATATGTTGTTGGGTTTATGCCGGATAGATCTAATGGTAGATTTTCACACTCAGAGAATCTTGTTAAGAAACATTCACGAATGATTAAGAAGGAAATTTTAAGTGAGAAGTTCTTAGCTGTTTTCCCGAATACTGCATTGAAAACTGATGCTAGGAATGTATTAGAGTGGGAGACTATTCAATGTAATGGTGAGCCGACATTCCATTGTGCTGGTGTTGGAGGTACAGCTACTGGATATGGTGTTGATAAATTAATGATTGCCGATGACACTGTCTCGGGTTGGAAGTCAGCGAACTCTCCTGCAGATCAATCTACAGTTGCATCTTTTATCTCTGGAAACTTTGAATCATCTGAAGAAGAAGGAATGTGTATTTTACATATTGCTACTCGTTGGATAGAAAAAGATCCTCCTGGTAAATTCTTACACGATGCTGAAATTGCAGGAAATAGAATATTTAAGTTTGATGCATATAAAACAAAACTCACAGATGAAAACATAGAAGAGTTCATTAATCATATCCTAGACTCAAACCCAGGAAAGAACGATATACTCCATATTACAATCCCTGCACTTGATAAAGATGATGAAACTACTGCTCCATATAGTTCTCAATACACTACAAAATATTATAAAGATTTACGAAAGAAACTGTATTCAAGGAATGAATCACATATTTGGTATTCAATTTATCAACAGGATCCTCGTCAAAAAGGTTCGCTGCTTTTCGTAGATTTTGATAATTACTATGACATCCAAGATGTGAAAAAGAATCTAAAGTTTTCTGGCGGAGTTTCACATTTAGATCCTGCTGGAAAGGGTAGGAACAATACGTGCCTCGGGTTAGCTAGGACAATAAACGAAGATGTTTATATTATGCCGGAAATTATTTACACTCCAGAAAAACCGTCTAATTCAAAGCCATTAGTTATTGCTTGGATTAAAAAGTTTGTTAATTATCTTGATGTTATAACCGGAGAAGGTAATGGTGGAGGAGATCAATATTGTGAATCTATCAACGAAACATTAAATGATGATGGAATAAAAGTCGAGATCGATATAATAAACTCTGATCAAAACAAAGAGTTAAAAATATTTTTAGATTCAGATTGGGTATTAACTCATGTATGGTTGCCAGCAGAATTCGGTAATGATGGCAAGAGACAATATGAAATTGATTCGCCAATTGACAGAGCTAGAAAAGCCTTGACAAAATATGTGGGTAGAGTAGAGGGTCAATTCATTAGGAATCAGGAAGATGACTTTTTAGACTTCTTGAGTGGCGTTAAGGATATTGTGGCGGAAGGCGATACTTCGTTTAATATAGAGTGGGCATAAGGAGAATCTATGGCTAAAAAGAAGAATATACAAAAAGCAAAACCGTTTAAAGAGGTTGGATTAGATAATTTTAATTTCTCACAAAATCAATTCATTTACAAAATAGATCGTAAAACTGGTGAAATTGAGTTAGAGAAAGGCGGTAGGGAAATTCCAGCAGAGATAGATAATTATATCCGTGATGAATTTGGTGCTATTGGAAATGTTATCAAGCCTCCGTGGAATACTTATGAACTTGAATGGATGTTAAAACATAATCATACCCATAGACGTTGTATGGAATTAAAAGCTATTCTAATTTGTGGGTTTGGATATGATTTTCAAAACAGTGATGATCCTAATTACGATAAGCTAGAAGAATTTATGAGACGACCCAATACTACATTTGGAGATACTGGAACAAAAATAATGGTTAAACTCCAAAGGCAAAAAGGTTCTTTTGGCTACGGTCCGCTATTAATTAATAAAGCATTTGATGTTATTCAGATGTTCGCTGCTGTGAATACCAAGGCTACATTTGTAATTCCAAAGATGATAAATAAAAAAATATCAACAGGGATAAGAAAATATATACAGGTGACAAGAGATAAACAAAAAGTTGAATTTTTCCCTTACGATGGTGATCCTAAAGTTGGAAGAAATTATATGCATTGGATTGGATATAAAACTTTATCAAGTTCCTATTATCCAGAACCTGAATATTTACCGGTAAGAGGTAAAATCCTTGAAGATATGTTTGTAGATGAAAACAATCTAGACTTTTTTAAGAATCGTGCAATGGGGGATTTCATAATATTATTCTCAGGTGCAAAACTTAATACGAAGACTAAAGAACAGGTTACAAAAGGTTATCAAGACAACATGAGTCAATTCAAGGGAGTTGGCAATCAGCATAAGACAATGGTATTACATTCACCAGGTAAAGATGCAAAGATTCAAATTGTAGATCTAGCCAAAAATGAAGATGGCCAGTATTCCAAAAGGCAACAAACTCTTGAATCAGCTATTGCTAGATCATGGGGTATTATGCCTTCGCTTATTTCGCTAACAAAAGGTGGAAGCGGTATGGGCGGTGGTAGTGTGGCAATCGGAGATTTATTTCTACAAAATCAAATAATGATTAGACCTGAGCAAGAAGAATTTGAAGATGATATGAACTTAATTCTTGAATCTTTATTCGGGTTTAATCCAGGAATTAAGTTTAGAACTATTGATAATGTAAACCAAAAAGATATGGCGGTTATTCTTAACCAAATCATAGCGTCTGGTACACCTATTGCAAAAGAAGAAGCAAGGATGTTTATTCATAAGCACGGTTTAATGGAGCTTATTAATCCTTCAACTATTCCAGACGAAGATGATATAATTGTTCCAAATACTAGAACTCAAACTAATCTAGATGGTGACGTGAAAGGTGAGGGAAGTTTAGAAAGCGAAGCTGATGGAATAAATAACATTGATGAAGATAAATTTGAAGATGATAAATAAATTACTTGACAAAATGTTTTTGAATCACTTTTTATTAAAAAGTAACAGGAGGTAGTGAAATGGCTACACAATTAACAGACGTAAAGATTAAGTGTATTTCCATTCTTACAGACGATAAACAACCAGCTAACGGACATGCGGTTATCGTAAAGGATGATGGTAATACTGTTGAGATCGAGGCTATAATTCATAAGTTCGATCCAGAGGGTTTTCTTATTATCCGACCAATGATAAGTAAGGAAATTGATTCAGATGATGAATTTTATGAAGAGGTAGATGTTAGAGAAGCTTCCTACGCTGCTATTAAAAATATCCAAAAGGGTTCAGGAAACCTATTCGACACTAACCATGACTTTAATGTACTTGAAGATGTGTATTTTGTTGAGACTAAAGTTTTCAAGGAAGATGGAAAGGATATTTGGGAAATGAAAGTAGACATTAGGGAGAACGAAGAATTGATGGAGAAGGCAAAAGCTGGATTGATCAATGGAGTTTCTATTGCCGGTAGTGCAAAAAAACTTAAAGTTAAAAAGTTTGAGCAGTTAGTAGAGAAGTTTAAAAATAAATCTATTTTCAAAGATATTAAAGTTGAAGAAGTAATCAAGGACTTTGATACTACTTTAGAAAATAGAAACAATACTGACCTTTATTTTCCAATGGATATATTCTGGACTGCTGTTTGGGATGCTTGGTATAAGAATGATGATATTGATATGTTCAAAAAAGAATTCAAAAAAATCTGCACACAAGCAGTTAAATACGTAAGCGCAATGACATTTGAATATATAGAAAAGGAAGTGATTCCAAATAAAAACGAAGGAGAAAACATGGAAAAGCAAGTACAAACAGAAGTACAAGCGATGATTGATAAAGCCTTAGAACCAGTGGTTAAATCACTTGGTTTAGGAGAAGGTCAAACTATCGCTGATGTTATCCAGAAAGCTATTGGTGAAATTAAACCTCCTGAATCACCAGTAGTCAAAGACAAGGATGGTAAAGAAGTTACTCTCGTAGAAGTTATTACGGGATTGGTTACTAAAGTTGATGCACAAACAGAAGAGCTTATCGTACTCAAAAAAGCTGCTACAGACAATGCGGAAAATCCTCTTACTGATGATGAAAAAGCTGAAGCTTTAGCAAAAACAAAACGCTTGAAAGATGCTAACAAAGCAGATTCAAGCTTAACTTAATGGAGGAATAATGAGTAAAATTAATTTAACCCCTCTTCAAAAAGCTCAAGCTTTTGATAGACTTTTCAATTCGGAAGATGATGGACCAATTGCAAAGCAAGTTGGATATATCAATAAGGAAGCTGCAGAATTACTTTCTTTTTGTGAGAAATCAGATCCAGACTTTAGAAAAAACTTTGGTGTTCCAATAACAAAAGCTGGTGTACCATATAAGAAAGCATTTGCTGATTATTATGGTGTGACTATTGAAAAAGCTGCTAGTGATTATACTACTGCAGATGATGAATTCGCATCAGTTACAGATTGGCGAGGAACAGGATTCATGGCTGAACAAACTGCTACAAAATTTTGGAATTTTGTATTAGATGTTGCTGATCCATTTATGAAAAGAATTACGTTCATTATGTCCAAGAAAAATCCTACTGCTATCAATATGACCGGAATGATTGAAGAGAATCTTCTTTCGTCTTTACGTTCTTCTGATGGACAGCCTGG